AAAAGCTATCGAAGATATAGCCATTGGAGATGTTGTAAAATCATTTAGACACTCTACTCTTGACGCAAGTGATAATAATGCTTGGAAAACTTGGACAACTGCAGAAATAGGCAATGGAAGTTTTGGAACTTCAACAGTCACAGCTATAACAGGACGCAGAAATGCTACAAATTATTATTGGTTAAACTATAATTTAAAAGTTACTGGAAATCACCCAATGGTAGTATTCAAAAACAATGTATTTAAATTTGTAAAGGCTGAGAACTTAACAGTAGGTGATAGAATAGTAAATGAAAATGGAACATTAGAAGACATATTTGCAAATGATGCAGTTACAGTTAATTGTCTAACATATAACTTTGATGTAGAAGCCGATGATACTTACATTGTAAGAGGTGGAAACTATAACGGTTACATAGCACATAATAAGGAAATAGCATAATGGATTATATAATTAAAACAGGAACAGATAGTGAAGGAGCTGCAGTAACTACTACACTCAATGTACAAATGAATCTTGTATGGGAGTATTCTAATCATGAAGCTCAAAACTTTGTGAACAATCAAGAAATGCCACGAAGAAGAGAAGATAATATGGTAAAAATGGTTAGACTAAAAATTACAGGAACAGATACCACGACTGCAAATGCCAGTCATTTAGTTGATGGACAAGCTGACCAAACCCACGAAGAATATTTAAAGGTTTACTTACCTTGGAGAGCTAAAGCAAATGGTGAACTACCAGGATTTCTTACTCCTTATCAAAACGTAACTCAGGATATAATGCTCAACTGGGCAAAAACTATCATGCTAGAGGATGATAAGCTACTAGCGTTAAAAGATAAATTTGCTCAAACATTGTATGGAGATAGACATAGCTAAGACCTTTAATTTAGTTACTAGCAATACCTCTTAAAAATAGTTCTTGACAACACCCCATATTTTTGATATAATTCTATTTATAGGAGTACAATTATGGCAGCAGGAAATTATGATATAGTTATAGACCAGGGGTCTGACTTTTCCATAGAATTAGTAGTAGCACAAAACGGCAGCCCAGTTAATCTGAGTAGTCACACTGCGTCTGCACAACTAAGACCCACGCCAACATCTAGTACTCTTTCAGCAACCTTTACTTGTACAGTTACAAATGCCGCAGAAGGCAAATTAACAATGAGTTTAGGATATGCATTAACACGGAACGTAGCGTCAGGAAAATACTATTATGATTTAGAACTATTTAACAGTAGTGCAAACAGTATTACCAGACTCATCCAAGGCGTAGCAAGAGTTACAGCAGAAGTTACAAGATAATGGCACTTACAGTCACGATTACTCCTCAAACTACAAGTTTAAGCGCAACAGCACAGACCACTACATTAACGGTTTCTAGCGCTGTAGCCGCCAGTGCAACAGATGCAGGCTCACTCACATTCGACAATCCGGTAGGGACACTTTCTAGTCAATCCACTGTTGAAGGAGCTCTTAACTACTTAGCTAACCAATTTTTCGTACAAACATCTTCTCCAGCCTCTAGTACAGCAAACTTAGCGGAAGGAGATTTATTTTATGACACTGATGACAATCAGTTAAAGATCTATAGAGAAACGTCTACGGGCGTATATAGTTTTGTTCCTATAATGATAGGTAACGACTCAACAGACTCAGACACTATAGACGCAGGGGCTTTTTAAGCTCATTTAGGACAGAAACATGGCACAAACCATTAAAATCAAAAGAAGTGCGAGTTCCGCCGCTCCCTCTTCCCTCGGTGCTGGTGAATTAGCGTATTCATCAAATTCAAAGAAACTATTTGTAGGGCATCCAAGCACCTCGGCGGTAACAACAATAGGCGGGGACTTATATGTCCAAATGCTCGACCACACAGCTGGTACACTGACAGCAAGTTCAGCTGTAGTAGTTGACAGTAATAACAAGATTGACCAATTAAAAACTGGTAATATTGTAATTACAGGATCTAGCAATACTCTTAGTACAGCTTCAGGTAATTTAACAATAGCGCCAGCAGGTAATTTAATTATTACTCATGGTGGTACATTAGACCTTTCAGCTCAAGCAAATTCACTCACACTATTAGATAACAATGCAGCAGCATTAGATATAAACCAGGGCGGAACCTCATATCTAAAATTTGTTACTACTAACGGAAGTGAATCAACAACAGTAGGCAGTGCTCTATCAGTTGCAGGATTAAGTTCGCTAGCAGGCGTAAACATGACTGGCAACTTAGCAATTGCTACTAACAAATTCACAGTAAATGCGAGCTCAGGTAATGTAGTAGCCGCAGGTACTATAAGTGGTACAGACGTAACTGCAAGTGGCGATTTAGAAGTCACAGGCGGCACAACTCTTAATGGAGCAGTAAACATTGGTAACGCAAGTAGCGATACTATAACAGTTGCTGGTACTACAACATTTACCCCATCAGTAGACTTTGATGGTGGACTTACAGTTGCAGGCTCACAAACAATTGACATGGGTGCAAACAGGATTACTAATATTGGTACTCCTACCCAAGCAACAGATGCCTCAACTAAAGCATACGTAGACAGCGTAAAACAAGCACTAGATATTAAAGATTCTTGTAGAGTAGCAACAGAAGCTGCTATTTCAGGAACATATGATAATGGTACTGGTGGTGTAGGGGCAACTCTAACATATGGCTCAAATGGAGCTATATCAGTAGACGGACAAGCTTTAATACTTAATGATAGAGTACTTGTTAAAAATCAGTCAACAGGAACACAGAATGGTGTTTACTTTGTAAGTACAGTAGGTAGTGGCTCAGCAGCAGCCGTATTAACAAGAGCGCTAGACGCAGATTCAAGTGCTGATGTAACTGGAGGACTATTTACTTTTATTGAAGAAGGTTCTACTAATGCAGACGCAGGTTTCGTTCTTTCAAACGTTACTGGTTCAGCAACTCTTGGTACTGATGCATTAACATTCACACAGTTCTCAGGAGCTGGTAGTGTAACAGCAGGAGCAGGACTTGGTAAATCAGGTAATACTCTTTCAGTTAATGTAGATAATACTTCAATAGAAATAGTATCAGATACTTTACAAATTAAAGGTTTAGACAACGCTATTGCTGAAGGTCAAATGATTTTCGGAGCAAATGGTGGTAATCAATTTACAACATTAAATATTGGTAGTTATGACTCTACTAATTCAGTAGGTCAAATGCTTCAAGTAGGAGCAAACGGAACAGTAGCATGGTCAAATACACTAGACGGAGGAACATTCTAAGAAATGTCCCATGTAATTAAAATTAAAAGGTCAGAAACTGCAGGTAGTGTACCACAAGCAAGTGATTTACAAACACATGAACTTGCTATGAATGTTTCTGACAAAACAATTTACACAAAGAATAGCTCAGGTCAAATTGTTACTATGTCTTCTGCAGGAATAACAGAATCAGAAGCATTAGCACTGAGCATAGCATTAGGATAAGATTATGGCATCAGCATTTAAATCAGCATCACAAGCCAGTGTAGGTACCTCATTAACGAGTGTCTATACTTGCCCAAGTAGTACAACATCTACAATTATTGGGTGTTACATTTGTAATCAAAGTGGTGGACAAATTGAAGCAACAGTAGAGTTTTTTGACGCAAGTTCAAGTACTCACGTAGCTTTAATGCACAACACTCCAATACCAAGTAACTCTACACAAGTAGTTATAGGTGGAGATGCAAAAGTTGTTTTAGAAGCTGGGGATATAATCAAGGTACAGAGTAATGTAGCAAATTCAATCGACTGCGTACTCTCATATTTGGAGCAAACATAATATGTCACTCATAGGAAAAAGTAATGCATTAGTCTCCTCACTTGAGGCGAATGCAGTAGGTACTACTGAAATAGTAAGTAATTCAATTACAGCAAGTGAAATAGCAGCAAACGCTGTTGGATCAAGTGAAATAGCAGCGAACGCAGTAGGAACTAGTGAAATATCAACTAATGCTATTGCAGCGGCTCAACTACAACAGTCAGCAGTAACAGGAGTTGCAGATAACTCAATAGACACAGCTGCACTAGCAACTAATTCAGTTGATAGTCTTCAGTTAATAGACGGAAGTATAGACTCTTCTCACATTGGTACTGGACAAGTAATAACATCTAAGATAGCTGCAAACAATGTAACAGGAGCTGAAATAGCAACAGATTCAATAGTAGCAAGACACGTAGCTGCTAACGCTATAGCAAACGCAGAAATATCAGCAAATGCAGTAGACTCATCAGAATTAAAAACAGGTTCAATAGATACAATACATCTAGGGGCTTTACAAGTAACAGCAGCTAAACTAGCCGCTAACTCAGTAACAAGTGCAAAAATTGCAGAAAATTCAGTAGGAAGTAGTGAAATAGCAAATAACTCGGTCACGGCTACTCAAATACCAGCTGGTACTGTTACCGCAGATTTATTAGCGGCTAACTCTGTAGATAGTGCAGAACTAATAACAGGTAGTATAGATACTATACATATAGGAGCTTCACAAGTAACTACAGCTAAAATAGCTAATAGTAATGTAACAACTGGTAAAATAGCAGATAATGCTATTACAGCAGCTAAGCTACCTTCTGGAGTAATTGCTTCAGACCATATCGCAGATGGTACTATTGTATCAGGAGATATAGCAGATAATACTATAGCAACAGGTAAGATAGCAGATAATGCAGTAGACAGTACAAAAATTGCTTCTAATAGTATTTTAACAAGACACATAGACGATAACCAAATAACAACAGACCAGATAGCTGCAAATACTATTGCTACTGGTAATATAGCAGACAATGCAGTAGATGGTAGTAAGATAGCATCTAATAGTATTTTAACAAGACATATAGACGATGCACAGATTACAGCAGATCAACTTGCTGCAAACTCTGTAGATACAGCAGAAATAGTTAGTGGCTCAATAGACGCCATACACCTAGCTTCTGATTCAGTTATAACAGCAAAAATATTAAATGCTAATGTAACAACAGCAAAGATAGCAGATAACAATGTTACTTCAGCAAAAATTGCTACTAACCAAATTTTATCAAGACACTTAGCAGCTAACACAGTAGATACTGCAGAACTAGTATCAGGCTCAATAGACACAATACATATTGCAGACGACCAAGTAACAAATGCAAAACTTGCAGTAAATTCAGTCTCCGCAGTAGAAATAGCTGGAAATGCAGTAGCAGCTACACAGATAGCAGCAAACGCTGTATCGGTAGCAGAACTTAAATCAGACGCATTAAGTGGACAGACAATGTCAGGTAATGTTACTTTCTCAGGAAACGTGACAGTATCAGGAACTTCATTCGCAGCTTCAGCTACAACAATTACAACTGGAGACTCTCTTATCTCAATGGCAACTGGCAACGGAAGTTCAGATGCAGTTGATATAGGTTTCTATGGATTATACGATACTGGTGGTACAGACAAATATTCAGGTATATTCAGAAACGCAGATGATTCTGGTAAATGGCAGATATTTAAAGACTTACAAGTACAACCAACTACAACTGTAAATACTTCAGGAACAGGATATGCAAAAGGTACGCTAGTAGCAGATTTAGAAGGAAACGTAACAGGTAACTTAACAGGAACAGCTTCTGCAATAGCAGACAATTCAGTTACTTCAGCAAAAATTGCAAACGGTACTATAGTTGGTGCAGACATTGCAGCTGACGCAATAAACGGAACAAAAATTGCTGATGACTCTATAAATTCAGAACATTACGTAGATGGCAGTATCGATACTGCACACATAGGGAACTTACAAGTAACAAGCGCAAAAATAGCAGCCAACACAATAGTAACATCCAACATAGCAGATAACGCTGTGGATGGTACGAAGATTGCTCAGAATAGTATCTTAACAAAACATATTGATGACGCACAGGTTAACACCGCACAACTAGCAGGTAACTCTGTAGCAACAGCTAAGATACAAACAAACGCTGTAACAGCTACACAAGTAGCATCTAACTCTATTTCTGCAATCCACATTGTTAACGGAAGTATTACAACCGATGAATTAGGTAGTGGTATAGTCATAGGCTCTAAGATAGCAAACAATGCTATTCTTACTCAGCATATAGATGACGCACAAGTAACTTCAGATCAGTTAGCAGCTGGAGCCGTTATAGCAGGAAAGATAGCTGCAGGTGCTATTGACCAAACAGCAGACTTTGCAGCTAACGTTATAGACGGTACAAAGATTGCAACAGATTCAATAGTAGCAAGACATATAGCAGCTGGTGCAGTAGGCGCTTCAGAAATAGCAGCTAACTCTGTAGATTCATCAGAATTAGTAACTGGTAGTATTGATACAATACATATCGGAGATGATCAAGTAACAGCAGCTAAGATAGCAGACAATGCAATTAACAATGTAGGTATGATATCATCAGGATTAATTACTGCAGACTTAATAGCTACTGACGCAGTAGGCTCATCAGAAATAGCAGCTAATGCAGTAGACAGCGCAGAATTAAAGACTGGCTCAATAGATACAATACATCTAGGAGCTTTACAAGTAACAACTGCAAAAATAAATGCTAATGCTGTAACAGCAGCTAAAATAGCAGCAAACGCAGTAGGTACAAGTGAGATTGCAACTAACGCAATAACAGCTACACAATTAGCACAATCAGCTTTAGGTGGCAAAACTATGACAGGTGCAGTTACTTTCTCAGGCACTGCAACTTTAGGTAATGCAACAAGTGATACTGCAGTAATAGGTGGAAGTTTAGGTATACAAGATACAGCACCACCACAAAAACTTCATATAGACGAAGTAGCTGGTATGGATGTTGGCTCAGGAACTTCATCAAGTACAACAGTATTTACACTAGATAGCTTCACAGCTTCAGTATTTAGAACTGCTAAATATTTAGTACAAGTAACAAATTCAACAGACAGTGATTATCAATCACTAGAAATAACACTTTTCCATGACGGAACAACAGTTTATTTAACGCAGTACGCTTCTATATTTGACAATGGTGCACAAGCAACATTTGATGCAGATATAAGTAGTGGCGCTGTAAGATTAAGAGTGACACCAGCAAGTGGTGACACAATGGCTTATAAATTTATAAGAACAACAATAGAGGTATAAAATGGGACAAAAATTAGATTTTAATATCGAAGACGCAGGAATAAAAATTGATGGTGTTCAAGCCGTAGATTCCAGCGCAAACTTTCAAGGTGCAGGTATCGCAGCAGCCAAGATTACATCAGGCACAGTGCCTTCAGCTAGATTACCGCACACAATTACTACAACTGCTCCAACAGGAGTAGGAAGTACGTCGAGCGGCCACATCTTTTTCGTATACTCGAGTTAAGACATGGCAATATTTGTAAACGATTCTGGTACATTACGGACTGTTAGATTTATCGCTGTCAACGACAGCGGAACCATTCGTCGTGTCAACGAGGTTTACGTCAATGATGGCGGAACTTTAGCTGGACCGTTTACTGCTACGCACTCAACTACAAGACAAACTGCTACAACTACTAGTACTATATCAGGTGTACAAAATACAGTATTCAATACGACTACTACTTTTGATACCGACTACAATACTACAACAACTTTTGATACAAGTAGAAGTACAACTTTTGATACTAGCAGAACGACAGACACAAGTAGAACAACTACATTTGCAACAACAACAGTATTCAATACAACAACAAGTACTACAACTGCTTTTAATACAACTACAGCGTTTACAACTACAACTACTTTTACAACTTCACAAGGTACGACGACAGCGTATACTACAACTACGACATTTAATACAACAACAACATTTAATACTTCGCAGTCGACTACAACGGCCTTTACTACAACTACAACATTTAATACAAGTAAAAGTACAACTACAGCATTTAATACTACAACTGCATACATAACATCTTTTGATACAACAATAGGTACTAGCAGAAACACATCTTTTGCAACAACAACTGCTTATATTGATAATACTACATATGCTACATCGACAGCATATATTGATAATACAGCTGTTGGAACAACAGTAAGCACAAATACTACACAAGCAACAAGCACCGCTAGAAGTACTAACACGACACAAACAACTGGTACTACTACTACATATGCAACAACAACTGCTTATATAGATAATACATCATTTGCTACTATAACATCTTATGATACTACACAAAGTACAAACACATCAAGAAGTACCAATACTGCTAGAGATACTGCTTATATTGACAATACAACATTTGCTACTATAACAGCTTATACTACTACGCAGGCAACTACTACTTCTAGAAATACTAATACGTCAACAGCGTATATTGATAATACTACATATGCAACAACAACTGCTTATATAGATAATACAACATTTGCTACTATAACATCTTATACTACTACACAAGCAACAAACACATCAAGAGGTACCAATACGTCAACAGCGTATATTGATAATACAACATTTGCTACTATAACATCTTATACTACTACACAAGGAACAAACACAAGTAGAGGTACTGGATTTACAAACTCTACAGCATATGATACTACTCAAGCAACAAACACAAGTAGAGCTACTGGATTTACAAATAATACTTCCTTTGCAACTAACACATCTAGAAATACAAACACTTCTAGAAGCACAGCTTTTGCAACTAATACATCTAGAAATACAAACACTTCTAGAAACACAGCAATTGCAGTTTCAACAAACACTTCTAGAATTACTGCTTATATAACTGTATTCATTGACTTAAACTTTGACCCAGAAAATGGAACTGACTTTTATACTCAAAGTGATAATACATCTAGGTCAACTGGCTTTACAAACAATACAGCAGGTTCAAGAAGTACTGGATTTACAAATGCTACTGGCTTTACAAATAATACAAGTAGGTCAACTGGATTTACAAATAGTACTGGATTTACGAATAATACTAGTAGAAGTACTAACACAAGTAGAATTACTGCTTATATAGATAACACAGCGTTTGGAACAAGTAGAAATACCAACACAAGTAGAACTACTGCTTATATAGATAATACATCGTTTGGAACAGCAAGAAGTACTAATACTAGTCAAAATACTAATACAAGTAGAAATACTAGTACAACCACAGCCTATATAGATAACACAGCATTTGGTACAAGTAGAAGTACAAACACAACACAAGCAACAAACACTGGTAGAAGTACAAACACAACACAAGCAACTAATACTGCTAGAAATACTAATACAGTAACAGCCTACATAGATAATACAGCACACGCTACAAGCAGAAGCACAAATACTACACAAAGTACAAATACCTCTAGAAGTACTGGCTTTACAAACAATACAGCGTTTACAAATAATACATCGTTTGGAACAAGTAGAAGTACAAATACTACTCAAGCTACGAACACAGCAAGAAGTACTAATACTACTCAAGCTACAAATACAGCAACTACATTTGCTACTAGTACGGCATATATTGATAATACAACATTTGCTACTATTAGTTCATATATTACTGCAAGAAGTACGAATACTGCAAGAAGTACTAATACTACTCAAGCTACAAATACAAGTAGAAGTACAAACACTAGTCAATCTACAGCTTACGAAACTGCTTACATTACTTCCAGAGCATCTTCTAGAAGTACTGGAACATCTCACTCTACAACGACAACATTTAATACAGCTAGGTCAACAGCTTCAAGTAGAGCAACAACAACAACCTTTGAAACTTCACAGGGAACAGTTACAACTAGAGCAACAGCTTCAAGTAGAACAACAACAACAGCATTTGATACAGATAGAGGGACAGCCTCTAGTAGGACGACTGGTTCAAGCAGAACAACAACAAGTACTTTTGAAACAAGTCAATCTACTCAAACAAGTAGAACAACTACATTTGGAACTACAACCACTTTTGAAACAACTAAGACTACTACTTTTGGAACAGATAGAACAACAACTACTACTATATCCACAACTAAAGCAACAGAAACAAACAGAACAACTGACCACTTAACAACAACAACTTTCGATACAACAACAACAGTATTTGAAAGAATAACCGCCTCCCAAGCAGGTACAATTTTTGATACCGAAGTTGCGAGTCTAGCAGACTTCGGATTATCTTATTGGGATGGCTCAGAATGGAGCGATTCTTAATATGATAAAAGCAGAACAAGAAGATATTACACCAAACTATCTTAATAAAAAATTAGAGTCAATGATGGCAGCCGTCTTTGACCATATTGGTGAAACAGAAGAAAGAATGAAAAACCTAGAAAAAGAACTTTTCAAGCTAAGAAATGAGAACAAAACAGAAGCCACTTAATAAAAATAAACTAGTAGCAATGACTATAAATGAGTCATTGGGTGATGTACCAACTCACTTCATGAAGTCAGGCTCTTGTACAAGACCTAAAGATGACTTAGATGGATTAGCTAGACTGAAAGAGAAACTTGTTCTTGACACCAGTGAAGGAGTTGAATGGGAATATGACTTATGGTTTAATACTAATGAACTACATAGTATTAGAAAATGGTTATACACAGATTTTTTAGGCAAAGGAATATACTGTAGAGTTAATTCTATAAAAATTAACACTAAATTATTTAAAGCGATTGCTAATTCAGATATAAAGATTGATGAAGAAAGAATCGAAAAGATAGTAAATGGACTACAGAATAAGTATAATTTACAATGGAATACAGAATTTTATGATAAAGTAATTTTCTTACCGGGCAGTAATTTACTATGTAAAGGAACTGTAATTGATTATAGACGAGTAAAGAAATTAGTTGATGAAGGATATATAATAAAACCTCATCCAATTACTGCTCATATTTATATTGCCGATTTAAAAAGAAGATTTGGTACAGAAAATGTACTAAACAAAAAAGAAGGTGGGTATGAACTACTACTTAATTGTAAAGAAGTAGCGACTGCTCCAAATAGTGAGATGGGATTGATTGCACTCCTTCTCAGAAAAAGACTTTCTCTTGTTAGCTTTCCTAAAGAAGCACGAGAGAAAAATTTATTAACTTACGAAAGTTTTTATGATACAGTATCAAACAGACAATCGTACCTTGCACTTTGCAAAATACTCTCAGCAAGAAACTCTGGAGTAATATTTGATTTTGATAAAGATGCGGAAGAAAGACTACAGGCATATGTAGATAACTTTTGGGAATTTAAAAAGATAAAAAATGATTGAAATAGTACACCCCTATAAAAAAGTATGGAGTATGTTTACTTTAGCATCACTCCTGCCCGATAAAGAAGAAGTTAGAATACACTTATATGTAAATAATAAAGATTGGAAAGAAGCTCCTATTGACTGGATAATAGATAACTTTCCAAATGTTAAAATATATGAATCTTTTTGGAGAAAATCAGACTTAGCTAAATGTATGTGTCATTTAATGGATCATTGGAAAGATAAAGGTGGACTACATAAAAGAATAGTTTGGCTAGGTGGCAATAATATAATAAATGGTAAATGGTCTAATAATTTTCCTAAAGAGGAATTCTTTGCGGGCTCTGTTTCTTTCTTATCTCATAAAAGAGTCTTTAGAAAACATCCAAGATTTAAGGACTTCTACAGAATTTTACAAATACCTATTTCACCAACTAAACTAAAAAATATTGACCCAGAGTTTATGATATTTAACTATGACATGTTAAAAACTTTTTCACTTGAAGAATTATTTTGTCCTACAGAGAAGGATGGTTTAGAATCAAGATCTCCTAATATGCCTAAGATTGATAGACTTCTTTACCAAGCAAGTACAGAATGGTTCATGACAAGATTATTAGGTTATCAACATAAATTTATGCCACTATACATGAATGGTAAAAATGATATTTTAGTAGAGCTAGAAGCACTTGGACCGCTTGATAGTGTTAACTATAATGTGATGTTGAGAAAATCTTTTCAATTAAATATACAGCATAAGTGGTTACTTCAAAGTTATACAAAATTACCTACAACTATACAACTATCTCTTCCATGGGATATGTATACTAACTTAATTCCTAGCATACCTATAAATATGCGAAATGCACGAAATAATGAAATTTTGATGTTGAAATCAACTAAACAGAAACGTGTAGCTGGGTCGTTGGTAAAAGTAGGATTTAGACTAGGAAAAATCTAGAAACTCATCTTTCAAATCTGAAAGAACTTTCCATTTAATTTTGCCTCTATCGGCTAACTCTTTTACTATTTGTTTTTCATTTGGATTGTGAGGACTTCTTTCTTTACTGTTAACTGGTAAATGCCAACTGGCAGGATAGTCTGCTCCTGTAGAGAATGGTAACTTTTTAGAGAAAAAATCAAATCCTATGATTTCTATACTCTCATATTCACACTTATTTAAAAAATACAATATACCAAGAAAACCTGCAGAAGGACGATCACCTAATGCCTTATCATTAGTAGCTCCTACTAAATCAAATATTTCTAGTATTTCTTTATCTGTAAACATAACTTCATGCTCTGGAAGTACCATAGGAGAGTTTGGCTCTATGTTCATATGTATTCTACAGCGATTAAATAATATTTTAACATTTTTAAACCTAGTATAATGCTTCTGCCTTAAGAAACCTGTAATCCATACATCAGTTTTTTTACCTATCTGTTCAAAATTTTCATCTGTAGGTATGCCTTTTCCGAATCTAACAATTGTGTCAAAACTGTCAATATATGAGCCGTACTCGTGTTGAAGTAATTCTACTGAATTTCCTACTAATATTACTCGTCCCATTATGACTTCAATCCCAAATTTCTAGCGATTTCTTTTTCATTCTGAATTTGGATATAATTTGCAGGATTTTCAATTGTTATTTCAGTAATATCTGAGTTTTTTATTACCCAATCTACCCACTCACCTGCTCTCTCATATGAGATACTTGAATGCATTGAAGACTCCAATAACCCAAAATTGATTGTAGCGATTCTACATTTGGCATTACTGTTATAATTCAAGTTAGTTGCCATATGATTTAGAGCGGCCTTTTGTGCGGCGTACTTATATCCTTTAGATATATTAGGTTGATGGGCTCTTGACGAAATATTAACTATTGTTTTAGTTTCATCATCTTTCCATACCTCGTACACTTCTTCGAGAAGTCTGCACTGTTCCCACTCTACATGAGCATTGTTTACAAATACATCATACTGTGACCAATCTGCCCCAAACTCTACTCTTATTTTATTACCTTGTATACAATTTGCTAATTTACTGCTACCTGTTACTGCGATTTTCATAGTACTCCTTTACTAGATTAAAAGATTCTTTTCCAAATAGAGAACCATCAACACTACACTTATTGCAAGGGCTGTGTGACCTATCTCCTTTTATTAATTTTTTACGAATTTTTGTCATAGGTTTACCAAACCATACATTGTGTAATGTATCTTGTAGTAAATTCCCCACAACATGTTCCCTTCCCCAGTCGTTTGAACAAAATAGAACATCTCCATTCCAGTCTACGAACATTTTATAGAAAGGATAATGACATGGTTTACCTTTTAAAGAAGCCACATTAGATTCTTCTATACCTACCCAATCGATGACCCCGCTACGGTTGTTAAGTAATAATCCATGGTTCTCAAAATCTCCCCAATGCATACGATACTTGTACTTTTCTTCAGGTATATTTTTCATAACTTTATCGAAATGAGTCATTTGCTCTACGCCATCATAAAGATTTATGTAAATTAAATCTAATCCACTATATTCAAATAGTTCTTCTGCGTATGTTTGGGTAAGTTTGTCGCCATTAGTGTTACACTCTATAGTTGCTAATGGGACTGTGTGTCGAAAGATATGAACTATCTCTCTGAAATTTGGGTTAAGTAGATTCTCTCCGAATCCACTCAATGATATTTTTCCACTAAAACCT